TAATAGTACCTTTGACTGCTTTATTTAGAATACCATTACCAGTTTGACGATCAAGGTAAGACATTCCATCTTCACTTAATACAACTAGTTCACCATCAAACACCATGTTCTTACCTGCGGCAAGCGCAATGAATTCAGTCTCAAGATTACCAAGGAGATTTACTTCCTTGCCATTACGACTACGGAACTCACACTTACTGTCTTTAACGATAGCGTTGAATCGCATGCCGTCCATCTTTAATTGTGCCATTGCGGGCCACTTAATCCTTGCTACAAGCTTTTCATCGTATCCAGACGCAAGCATACATGGATACTCATGAACTAAACCGGGCCAGATCTTATTGGCTGTTGAATCAGAAGCGCCACACTTAAGGTCTTTGCCGATGATACGTTCAATCACTTTAGCATCGTCAGCAGAACTCATACTCAGTAGAAACTGAAGATGATTGATGCCAGCATTGCCAGTAAAAGTACGGGACGAGAGGTGGATTAATCCACTTGCGCCATTGATGGTTTCATCTAATGTAATGAAGTCGATATTTAACTTAGTATCGTACTTAGGAATCTTCCTAATGTAGAACTGAGTGAATGGATCATAGGCAAGAAAGTAAACACGCTTTAGAAGCTCGTTATCTTTTTCACGTAGGATGATCGCTTCCTTCTCTAGACGAGAGGAAGTAGCTGCTAATTCATTAAGGATTTGTAGTATCATAAAGCTATTGTATCACAACGACGAATTAATGTACACCATCATAGCGATTTTATTTCGGCGATCACTTCTGCTGCTTCGAGCAACCCACTGTTCTCTAAGACCATGTTATCTAGCGCCGTTTCAACTTCTTCAATAAGCCATTCCACATAGACAATTTCTTCGTCGGGTAAATTAGCCAACCACTCGGCGAGGTATCTTTGCTCCATCGAAAGAATGACCTTAAGATTTTTTTGGTGTTGATTCCCCATCTTGTTTTTGCTTTACTGGTAGTGTAATGAAACCGTAATCAGCTGCAACCTTTGCAGTGATATTCTTATATAGCTTATTTAGCTTCTGATCTTTTACAGCTAGCAATACTTTTGCTTCAGATGGGTGAATATTTTCAAGCAATTGGATAAACAATGCTTCGCGTCTAATAGATTTTAGTTCACGTGCAGCAGTAAACACATATAGCTTCTTAGTTTCCTGTGTAAAGTTACATGGAGTCATGCCGATAGGCGCCGCATCAGGTTTAAATGGCGGGTCGCCTTCTGGTAGAACAAACTTTTTTTCAGGAAGAAATGCATGTTCAAAGATAAACTTTAAACCTGCGTTACCACGAAATTTTTCAAAAAGAGTTATGTCTTTATTACATTCATCTAGAATTTCAGGGATATGCTTAAACATTAAAATTCCTCAATACTGTCCAACAATTGTCGGCACTTGTTTTTAATAAGATAATTCATGATCGAGTTCTTATCGCCGGTAGCTTTAACCGCATAAGCAGTAAGAATGGATTCCTTAATGTCTTCAGGAATACACTTAAAACTAGTCATAATATAATTACGTTGCCACCGAGCACGCTCAAGATCATTGCGACATGCATCAATTCCAAGTTCGATAAACTCGGCAAGACGCTTAGCACTTACCGGCGTTTGACGAGTACCTGTCATAAAGACATCATCGGCCGATAGGATATTGGGAATGCCATCATCTCCTGCTTTTACTACATGAGTGATAAGCTTTTCGTGAAGTTGCTTCTTATTTACTGCAATCAATTTCTTAGTCATAGGACTAAATTGTTTTACATTGTCATATTCCTGAAGTTGAACAAAATCATTATCAGAAGATACGATCATTACTGGTTCAAACTGACCAAACTCTTGAGTAGATTCAGCAATGACTGCAATGACGTCGTCACCTTCGGCACGATCAATAAGGATAACCTTATATGGAAAGTGTGCAACTAGATCATCACGTATTTCAGACAGCGTGTTGAATATTAAATTCCAATCGATGTCAGATGCTTCACGGGCTTTCTTGCGATTGCCTTTATAGTATTGAAACACCTCCCGGCGCCAATAGTTGCGGCCATCACATGCAATAACAATCTCGCCAAATTCCTTGCCATACTTCTTTTTGTAGGAACGAATAGAAGATAACGCTACGTGGCGAATAAGATCTTTCTTTTCATTTTCAGAACCACGCTTAAGGTCAGCAGAGAAAGCAAGAATTGCTGCAACGCATACTGCCGAATAATCTATCAAAATCATTTATTGCCATCCAATTTGGTTGTAGATAACTACGTAACAATTACAGTTAAAGTCGTATTGACTACGTTTTTCGTAGAGAGGTGTAGGACCATGCTGAGCCTGTGGTAGATTATACACCGGAGTAGAATTAATGTACACTGGAGGTTGTACATATACTGGAGGTTGTACATATACTGGAGGTTGTACAATCACTTGAGATTGACGCATATTGTAACCAATGATGCCGCCTATGATTGCTGGACCAATCCAACGATCATGCTGAGCAAAGGCAGAACTTGAAGCCAATGCTAGAATTAGAATAAGTTTTTTCATGCGAACACCTTAAGGATAATAGAATCTTCATTGATACGACCGTTAACCGCTGCAACCTTTGTGGTCAAAGCTTTATATTCTGCAGCAATAGTCTTGCGTGCCATTGCAACATAGAGTTTAAGATTTTCTGGTTTACGGATTGTCTTACCATCAGATGATGCCACTTCATAGTTAATGATAGTAGTACCTTTGATAGAAAGTTTGCCATCACCAAGTGCACGATAAACCTGAATCTTTTTGTATTTAGTATTGTAAATCCATGCTTCAGATGCACCAACGATTGTCGCTGGCATTACTGATTTCAATCCAAGCTCAGGGAATTCACGCATAAACTTTACAGACTTTGCAATTACTGATGCAGGCTTTTCTTTAACAACTCGAACGGTAGGCTTACGTACTGCTTTAGCACTAACAACTTGTTGGCTGCATGCATCGGCAATACTTTCATAGGACTTCAAAAGCTTCTTAAGCTTTATCTTCTTAAGAAAAGAATATCCTTCAACCAGTTGTTTGTCTTCACCTTTAATTGCTTCTTTAAGTTCAGCAATTGTTCGGACAAACGCAGGTGGAATAAGTTTGCTTACAGCAGGACTTACATCATTGCTGGTAAGATATGATGCAACATCAACTTCAGTATCATTAATAATGAATTCATCAATCATGCCGTTGATTTCACCGATGTGTTTAGAAGCGCTTTCAGCAACACGATCTTGAACTGATACGACTGGCTTATCGACTTTAACCTTAGGACCACCTTTGAGAGATGACGTAGTCAAGCCACCAGCTGCGGACAATTCACGCAATTCTTTTAGCTTGGTTTCAATGAAGTTGAGTTCTTTTTCTTCTAGGAATACATCGCGCATTTTCATACGGATAAGTGTTCCAACAGAATTAATGTGATAGTCAGACAATGAATCAAAATCATTGACATGAGCTTTGCCAACATAAGCCATTGTCCACTTACGCTTGTCTTTGCTATCGTATGCTGAATTGTAATAATTTAATGCACGCATAAGATCAATCGTATATGACATAGGATTGATCTTAGGTTCAGAACTACCTTTGCCAGTGCCGAAGACTTGTTCAGCCTTTGCAGCTACTTCACGCCGCTTAAGCGCGCGCTTTTCACTTGGAAGCATTTTTACTTCTTTAACGGGTTTTGCTTTTGCTGTAACCATGTACTTTTCTCCAGATTATGATCTATTATATACCATCGACGAATTAATGTACAGGGCTTTACGCAGCATTTTTATGGATTTTGCAGCTCTACGATAGTCTGGTAGAGACTTTCAAACTCTTCATGATCAGCACTATCTTTAAAGAAGGACTGTTTGTAATAGGTCTTTGCCATTTTGTTAAGCGTACGCTTTGGAAGATCAAACTCATCTGCCATCTCCTTGATAGTTTCTTTGATGAGATCTCGTTCAGCCGCCATGCGAGTGTACGAGTCAGAGATTTCTCCAAGCATCTTTTTGATCTTTACGCGATCTGCGGGACTAGAAATTTGTGTCATTATTTTGTCTTTACTTTAACTTGAAAGAATGCACCAATCCAGATAACTGCAAACCACGTTGCAAGATTAAATGGGATTGCTAATAGAGGGAATAGTGTATTCAGTGCCCATATAGTAACCCAAGGACCAAATATGACAAGAGCAATGATAAAAGCTATAAGAGCAATGACGGTGATATTAGAATTCATAATTAATGTGTGTAATGTTTTCAGGAAGGAATGAGCGCCACTCTTGTTTATCCATATCAAAAGCTGCAACGCTTGTAGTTGAAGCTTTACGAGTAGATTCACTTGAAGGTTGATACTCAGAAGGAATCAATTCAAGATTGCGTGTACATCGCATAACTCTTAATGTACCATCTTTCTTAGTGAAAGTGACTGTGGTTGGTTTACCATCAGACAAAAGACTTATAAGCCAGTCTTTAAATTCAGGAGTGTTAGTGATTGAATCAGTACCGCCAGAAGCTGTGGCAATACTAGAAAAGTCGATAGGTGAATTAGATGTTATCATGTGTTGCTTCGTTGATATATTTAACGAAGTCCTTCAGTTGTTGTTTGTTAAAGAAATATTCTTGCTTAGATTCTACAAATGCTTTAGCGTTATTTGTGCTAATGTCCACTCGTTCCAACACAAGACGAAATAAATCGTCGTTGCTTTTAAAGATGTCTACGCGTAGACGATAAAAGTCATTATAATCAATGTTCATGTGAAGTCCCTAACTACATTTACTTTAATAATTTCTTGTCCACTTGAAGATGCTTTAGCGGCAGACTCTCGTGGATAAACTTTTGCTGTCATTGTACCTAATTCATTTTCAAATTCAGATAGAATCATGAATCCTGGTTTCGATCCAACTGTAAGTTTCATACTCATATTATCGTCAACATTGACTTTAGCTCGTAATAGTGCTGCCACTGGTTTATCTCCTTGCATAGGTTACCTTAAAAATTCATTATAAAACAAACACGATTTAATGTACAATCAAGATTTCTTTAAATCCTTCTTCGAGAGTAGGCATTTGAAAACCTTCAATCATAGAGTCTACTACACTTTTAGGCACATGTTTTCCAATGCGTCCACTTAGACGTACATCTAATTCGCTTCGTTCAGGTGTAGGAAACACCACGGCAATATGTTCATAGTTTGGCAACATGTTAAATTTCTTTCTACGACTAGCAATCGTAGTAGAAGTCTGATCCCAAATAATATTAGAATTGTATTTGCGAGAAAGTCTAACTTGTTCAAGCATTTGTTCTATAGCATAAGGCATTGCTACTTCAAACACATCAGAATATGTCATGTCTTGACTCTTAGCGTATTGCTCAACCCAATAATCTGTAGACACATAAGTATAGTCGTCCATGAGTATTTGGTTATTCACCCATGTAGACTTACCAGCACCCGGCACTCCAACTAATTGATAACATACTGGCATTAGATACCCTTCTGATGATGAGCTTTGATTTTACCTCTAAGCGCTTTGTTGACAGCAGTTTCCAATTTAATTGGATAGCAATCATGATTATCCATACCTACATCTAAGCAACGGTACGCTTCCATACCACTTACACTTCCATGAAGATGTCCATGAAAGTGTACAGCACCACGGTGCATTTGATCCCACTCTGCAATTGGATAGTGAAACATGATGATTTTTACTTCATTCATTTTAACAGTATGGTAATCACAAATATTGACAAATTGTCCGCGGAACCCTATGTCCTTGACAAGTTTAGCGTCATGGTTACCAACAATAAGTGTCTTCGTACCATTTAGTCTTTGAAGATGACTTATCGCCTTTTCAGCGTTGCAGAACGCAACGTCACCAAGAATATAAGTATGGTCTACTGGTTTGACAACAGAATTCCAACGGCGGATGATTTCTTCGTCCATCTTAACAATGTCGCCTTGCCCAAATGCTCGTGAAACCGGACAAAAGGACATAATGTTCTTATGCCCAAAATGGATATCGCTTGTAATATAGTTCATGATGTATTATATCATATAGACGAATAAAAGTAAAGGCTCGAAGGCCTTTTTTACTTAACGTTGACGATACCTTTAAAGTCCATTGGAACTACAATTGCCAGCACAACAAAAACACCAAATATCTTAATCATAATTAAAACGCATCCCAGTGAAATGTTTTTTCTTGCTCACGAATTAGCGTAAGCTCTACATCACCTTGCGTGTACACAAAGCGACCTTCCTTCGGCATGACTTGCATCAAGTCTTCAGTTGTAAATTGAAGACTTTTGTAACTAGAGTCATTATTATCAGGATCAGGATCATAAGACATGTAAATAGTGTCAGTTGTAAGTGGATTGCCTTTCCAACGATCTGGCTCATAATCTTTAGCGTCGAGTATCTTTCCTTTAGATCTTAGTTCAATTTTAAACTTGCTTTCACCGGCAAACTCAGGCTTGGCGTTCAACATAGCCAATGCTTCCTGAGGAGTCTCATTATAACGATTCATTTCCTCGACTAGAGCCTTTAGCATGTCAAAGTTAAACTGAGCAAACATTGCACCAACTTGGCATACTTTCTCAATATGATCTTTGTTATTCAGATTGTCTTCACAATATTCAACAATAAACTCTGCTTCCAATCCTCTGAATTCTAGCATATAAAAGATACGGCCAGGACGATTGCGCATATGAGAGTCGATGCGCCACTTATCGTTACAAGTCAGAACAAACAACTTGCTTGCTGGGAACACTCCATCTAGAAGAGTTAAAATAACTTCTTGTTCTTCCGAATCATAAACCTTTTCAAACTCATCGAACAGAACCATACACTCTTGTGAAATGTCCTGCATAAACTTATTGAACTTATCACCGGTCCATGGCGCATTTATGATGATCGTAGGAATGTCAAGAACTGCACATTCAATAGATAACTGACGAGCTAGTAGTGTCTTGCCTGAACCTTTCTCACCGTTCAACAGTACACCGGTTGAAGTGCCACGGTCACGATACGTATTAATGATACGACCAGCATGGCGAGTAGTGTTACCATACAACTTCTTTAGCGGCTTAAAGCTATCAACAATTTCAAGGTAAAGAGGTCCACCCATTGGGCGTTCCTTGACAATGTAGTTGCCAACTGGAAGTACATCGCGAATGTCTAGAGCTGCGTCTGCCGCTACGTCAAATTGATTGCCAGTACGAATAAAGTAAGTCATAATGTAAATGTTGTTTATACGAGCAATTATACCATCAATATGAATTAATGTACAGGGCTTTTAGATTCACCAAAGATGTATTCTTCCATACGTTGCTTTGTGAGTTCTTCGTTTTTCATACCACAATCAAAGCAAATTTGCTCATACTTAGGTCCATAAGGACGGCATTCATCTTCAGCTCCACATAGTTCACAGATCTGATCTTCTTCAGGTGCAATAAATCCTAGTCCACTCATTATATTTCTTTCATAGCTTGTTCATATAGATCGTGGTCAATAGTCCAACCACGCTTAGTGTATTTGTCTATTCGTCTAAATTTTGCTGGTTCTCCTTTAAGATTGACAAACAGACGTTTAGTGGCTATGGCGTCGTATTGATCTTTAGAGATAAACAGCTTTTGTGTTTTTATATCAAACCAAGGCATGCAGTGTACGAAGTCAAACTTTAGTCTACATTGATCTGCAGTACCAAGATAGATGAACTGTAGATCACCTTTCAACGTAACAGCGTTGTTAGTGATCATATGCGTTTTAGCTGGAGGGATTGGATTAGTTACATCTTCAATATCGTAAGACTTCATTTCTTTGATATCATTCTTCATTGATTCAAGGATGTAGGTCTTAAGAGTGTCTAAAGATACTTGATCTTTAGCATATAGATCAATGTCGTTGATCTTCTCGCTATGAAAGCAAGATGCTATAGCTCCACCAGTAATGATGCAGTTCTCACGGATTTGAGCTTGAAATAGATTGTCTGATATTGCAGACATCTTAACTGAGAACTGCGCAGTCAATTCTGACTTGAGTCTCAGGATCTTTGTTTTTTCAGAGGTGGTAAATGTCATAGTTAATTATACATTAACCACGAATTAATGTATACCACTCTATAGAAATATCATTGGCGATGGTGCTCATGCCTTGGACGTTGCAAAATAGGGTCTATGTCATCAACTGATTGTATGCTATCGTCTAATTTTAGTTCAATGTTCTGCATCTTTGGTTGTATAAAAGATTTAGCTTGAGGCATAGATTGATTGACAGCGATAAACATTAGAACAGCAAGAGGGTCAAAGACAAACACCAACATTAGAATGATAACTCTAACAGCTTTTTCTAATGTGGTGCTATCTTGAACGTCATCATAAATTAATGCTGCGATGTATTTGATTGGACCGACTTCGGCTTCGACTTTACGAAGTTCCGACGCTTTTGGGGCTCGTTCTTCGTTGAGTCTGGTGATTTCTTTTTGGCTGGTGCCGATTTCTTCGATAAGTCGGGTTCGCTCTTTGGTTTGACTTCTTCTAATAGAACTGGAACTAAGGGCTCCGGCGGTGTCAGTACTCCGATCGAGGGTTGCGTTGACTTGTGCATCCAATTGAGTAAGCGTTTTACGAGCTGCATTTATGTTTTCCTTTTGAGTAATGATTTTTTCATCAAGCAGCGCAACTTGTGCAGATGCGTCACCGGATGACATGCCTTGTTCTAAGTGAGCCTTAGATAGGTATCCAAATATTCCCATGCTAGTTATAAGCATAAGCACTATAATCGCCGTAATAAAGTAAGCCTTTAGTAACCTCGGCGTTTCTTTCCAGTTCCTATAAAGCCATGATGTTACGACTAATTTAGCAACTTCTAGAACTCCACCCATAATCGCAATAGACGTCACTGCGCCTGAAAAGATTGCGATTAATCCCATGATTGAATAATAAGCGGCGACGCTTGATAAAGCTATGGCCGACAAAAATAACATGTACGTCATATTTTTCCTATGATATGAGAGCCGTGGACCCTCACTGATATCTGTCCATTATAGTACTCGTTAGATTCAAGTACGCGCCGAGCAAATTGCTCTCTAGCTTCAATGTATGAACATTCAGCTTTAGACTTGCAATAGAATAGAATTTCTCTAGTGAAGTTATCTTCACCGTGCAATTCTATATCTTTGCTTAGTTCTACGCTAGAACCATAGTATGTCATCCAATCAGAGTCAATCTTTGATCTGATCTTCTTTTTCTTTTTAGTGCCATTTTTTAAGACCACAGTTTTATATGTGGTCTTAGAAAACTTTGCTAATTTTTTACCAATGTACATTCTACCTGTAGTATTGCAAGTGATAAGATAAACAAATCCTACACAATCTTCAGGTAAACTCTCTACCACTTTCTTTTGAAAAACCCACATTACGAATACCATTAGTTGTAATGGTATATTTATCTGTTCCACTTGGACCACAAGTTACAGTGTAAGGAGGCTCCCATCCACGCACACCGGGTGGATAGTATAGCGGAGGATATTTATTCACGTCCTGTTTGCCAATTGTGATAGTAGAAGGCGTATCTTGTTTAAGCGCCATATCATGAACGCCAGTTTTAACTTCTTCGAATGTTCCATCGTTGTAATAAACAATTATCTTGTCAATCTTCTTCGTCGTCATATTTTTCATCCTCAGTTATATCAGCTGCACAAACCGGGCAGCAAGCGATTGAAGACTTTTCATGTTCTTCACTCTTTAATATAATTTTACCAAAAGCACCACACTCTGAGCACTCGAATAATCTACTAGCTGTCATTATGCGGCCTTTCCCCATACGTCATTCCAGGTGCCACCAAGTGCGCCTTTAGCGTAATCAGTGACTCTATTTTCAAAGAAGTTTCCATGAATAGGTGCATTGATCATTTCTTCAACCCACGGTAATGGATTCTTCTTAACCTTAAAGATACCTTTTAGTCCAAGACTAATTAAGCGACGATCAGCGATATAGCGAATGTAGGTCTTAACATCAACAGAGGTTAAATTCTGCATACCACCAAGAGCAAACGCTAGATCAATAAACTTATCTTCAAGTTCCACCATGCGTTCAGCGATGGTGTAAAGTTCCCCTTTAAGTTGGTCATTCCAAATCTCAGAGTTCTCCTTTATATATTCACGGAAAAGCTTAATCATTCCTTCTGTATGCATTGTTTCGTCAACAATAGACCATGTAACGATTTGTCCCATACCTTTCATCTTGCCATGACGAGGAAAGTTCAACAGCATAATGAATGAGGAGAATAGTTGCATACCCTCGGTAAATGCTGAAAACACTGCAATGTGTTTAGCGGTATTTTCCTTAGTAGTATTCTGAGCTGATAAATCAAGCACATAATCATGCTTTTCTTTCATCTCTGCATACTCAAGGAATTCATTATATGTAGTATCAGGTAGACCAAGTGTTTCAATCAAATGAGAGTACGCAGCAATGTGTAGTGCTTCGCGTGCTGCAAATCCAAGCAACATCATGCGTACTTCTGGTTGAGGGAAATATGGAAGATAGTTCTTAACATATCCACCAGCAACGTCAACGTCACCTTGAGTAAAGAATCTAAAGATGTGAGTTAGGAATTGCTTCTCTGGAAGACTTAGTTTCTTTTTCCAGTCTTTTACATCCTCTGCCATTGGTACTTCTGTGTGAAGCCAATGCGATTGTTCGTGTTTAAGCCATGCGTCATATGCCCAAGGGTAGTTAAACGGTTTGAATGAATTACGGTCAGACAATAGATTGCTTTGATTTTTTGCCATTAGTTGCACCAACTTCCTTTCGCTTCTCCGTGATACTCACGGGCGTTGCCACTTTGAATTAACATAGTAGATAAACTCTTACCATCTAGGTGAACATCACCTAGAATTCGTCCACCATACTTGTCCCATCCATCAATGGATACCTTAATAGACTTTGCTGCAGCAACTGCGTCTTTAGTAAACTTACTAGCCTTTTGAGCTAACTCGTCTTCTTTCTCACATTTGTTGCGCGGCTTCTTTTCTGGAGTATCGACTCCGTTAATACGTACTGATAAGAATGGTTTAAGCTCAGAAGGAAGGAATCCAACTTGAAACTTAATTGTATCTCCATCAAGTACTTTTTCAACTTTCCAGTCATATAGTTTTGATTCTACTTTATCTGCAGCAAATACAATAGAGCATGCCGATAGTGATAGAACTGTTAGTAGTTTAAATAGTTTCATATTCTACAAAGTCCTTTAATTGTTGTGATGACATTACGCCAGTTACGCGTTTTATTTCGTGTCCACTTTCTAACATAATCATTGTTGGTACTGATCTAATACCATATTTAGCAGCTAATTCAATTTTGTCGTCAATGTCAATCTCTGTGATTACAACACCAAGATCTCCTGAACTTTTAATTACATTAGATAATGTCTTACACGGTGCACACCATGATGCACTAAATTTTAATACTTCTTTCATATACTACCCTTCACAAGCAATACAATCATTACCTTCTGCAATAGATCGCATGTC